TTAGGAGACGAAGCTGACTTCTTAATCCGTAACGGTCTTAAAGTAGAAATGCCTGAAGACGTAAGTCGTGGTATTCTTTCTGAGATTGGTAGAGGCGGTGACATCATTATATCTAAGCTAGGGCCTGATACAGGTAAAACTTTAGAAAAATCTGCTGCTACTGTAGAGAAGTATACTTTAGGTCTTGCTGATAAAGTTACTTGGGACTTTGCTCATACTGGTTTTAAATTGCAAGTTGCAATGAAAGAACTAGAGAAAGCTAAGTTAAATCATCCTGACGTAGACCCTGCTGTATTAGCTAAAGAAATTACTTCTTATGTTAACAATACTTTTGGTGGCTTGAACTGGTTTGATGTGGCTCAACGTTCACAGACTAAGATTGGTAAAGAGCTTGCTATGTGGGCTTTTAACAATCAAAACCGTAGAGCTTTGCAGTTAGTATTGTTTGCTCCTGACTGGACAGCTTCTACCTTACGTGCATTGTCTACAGCGTTTGGTAAAGGTACTGGTCTTAAAGGTCTTGTCAAGCCACGTACTGAAGCTGACTTTGCTCGTCGCTACCAGCTACGTGCTGCTTTAGTATACGGCACAATCTTAAATGGTTTAAATAACATTACTGCTGGACGTGATATTTGGGACAATAAAGATCCTACACGTTTAGAGTTTCGTGATGGTTCTTCTATGCAGTTGGCTAAGCACTCAATGGAGCCTATTCACTGGATTAAAGACCCAGCTAAGACTTTAACTAACAAGCTTGGTTTTATTCCTCAGATTACTGCTCCTTTAGTTTTAGGTAAAGAATATCTACAGCCAGGTGCTCCAGACTTGCTAGATCAAAGCGTTACTGGTAAACTAGCTGCTGTGGGAAAGAAAGCTTTACCTTTCCAAATACAATCTGCTATGGGTGCTCCTACAGGGGAAGGTGCTAAACGTGCTGTTGCTGGTACATTAGGCTTCCCTATTTACGGTGGTTCTGCTTCTCAGAAAGCTGAACAGCGTGTTGAACGTAAAAAAGCTGAGATGGAAAAACGTAGGAAGTTCTTGCAAGAAGAAGCTGAACGTGCAAAGAAAACTAGAAAAGAATGAAAATACTAATTAAAAAATGTACTTCTTGTAAAAACGTATGTGGTTTGCATGTTCCTAGTAATTTAAGAGTAATTCCTGCTAAACAAAATATATCTAAAGGAAATAAGCATGAAGTTGCTCATTATTGATCCTTCAGGCTGTGGTTGTGGTTTGTCCTTTGCTCTTCGTAGTCAGGACTATGGGCATGATGTTAAGATGTTTATTCGTCATAACAAAGATGGTTCTCGTTCTGAAGTAGGTGACGGTGGTTTAATCAAGCGAGTCAGTAACTGGGAAGACCACATGAACTGGGCTGATCTGATCTTTACTACTGACAACGTATTCTACATCCATGCGCTAGAGCGTTATCGTGACAAAGGTTATCCTATCTTTGGACCATCTATTGATACTAACCGTTGGGAACAAGAGCGTGACCACGGTGAGATGGTTCTAAACAAAGCAGGAATTAAAACTATTCCTTCTATGACGTTTGAGAAGTATGACGAAGCTATTGCTTTCGTTAAAGCTAATCCACGTCGCTTTGTGTCTAAGCCTATCGGGGACGGAGATAAGACTTTATCTTATGTCGCTAAGTCTGCTGCGGATATGATTTACATGTTGAACCGTTGGAAGAAAAAGAATGCCTTAAAAGGTAAGTTCATTCTTCAAGAGTTCCGTCCTGGTATTGAGTTTGGTGTTGGTGGCTGGTTTGGTAAGTGTGGTTTCTCTAAGAACTTCTCTGAGTCATGGGAACACAAGAAGCTTATGGATGGTGAGCTTGGTGTTACTACTGGTGAGATGGGAACTATTGTTCGATACACACAAGACTCTAAGTTAGCTGACCAGATGCTCAAGCCATTAGAAGATATGCTTCATGGTCTTGGATATACAGGTTACATCGATGTTAACTGTATTATTGATGATAAGGGTCAAGCATGGCCTTTAGAGTTTACAATGCGTCCAGGCTGGCCTTTGTTTAACATTCAGTTGAGTCTACACAAAGGCGATCCAGCACAGTGGATGTTGGACATGATTAATGGTGAAGATACTTTAAAGGTATCTAACAAGATCGCTGCTGGTGTTGTGATTACAATTCCTGATTTTCCATACAGTCAAGTAACTAAGAAGGAAAACTCTGGTTATCCTATTTGGGGCTTGGACATGGATGATGCAGTTAATGATGTCCATCTTTGTGAAGTTCAGTGGGGCAAAGGTCCTGCTATGGTAGACGGTAAGTTAAAAGAAAATGAACCAATGTTTGTTACTGCTGGAGACTATGTTTGCACAGTAGTTGGCTTAGGCGATACCATTGAAGATGCTCGTTGCAAAGTCTACAGCACTATTAAAAAGAAGATTGAGATTCCTAACTCTATTGCTTATCGTACAGACATCGGTGAGAAGGTACAGGCTTGTTTAGCTGATCTACAGTCTCATGGCTATGCTGAAGGTGTAGAAGCTGGTGAAGAAGAGGATGACGATTAATGGCTAATCAATTACCTCCAATTCCCCAAGATAAGATTAGCGAGATTCAAAGCTGGCGTGACTGGTTTCGTAACTTAGGAAACTACATTCAATCTGCTCAGTCTGGTGGTAATATCTGGAGTATTGCTCAAGGCGGTACTGGTTCTAACACTGCAGCAGGTGCTCGCAGTAATTTAGGTCTTGGTGATATTGCAGTACAAAATGCTAACAACGTTGCTATTACTGGTGGTACTATTGATTCAGCAGCAATAACTAAAGGAAGTATTAATAATACTCCTATAGGTGCTACTACAGCAAATACTGCTAAGGTTACTGATTTAACTACTACAGGTACGTTAACAGCCAACGGGCAAGCTGCGACAGGTACTCACGTAACGATTGCTAAGTGGCTTCCTATTACCTGTGACGGTGTAACTTATTATCTTCCTTTATATAACTAATGAAAACTTCTTACCACGGTATAGAACAAATTAAAACATTTGAAGGCTTTCGTAGTATGCCTTATGAAGATGGTGTAGGAAAGATTACTGTAGGTTATGGTCATTTAATGATACCTGGTGACGGTTGTGTTGCAGGTAGTCCTATTACTATGGGACAAGCTACAGAGCTTCTTCGTAAAGACTTACATATTGCTGAAGAGGCTGTTAATGGTTGCGGTGTAGAGCTTACTCAAAATGAATTTGACGCTCTTGTATCTTTTACTTACAACTTAGGTGTTAATGCTTTTGAACATTCTACTTTGTTAAAGCTTTTAAAAATGGGTAGAAAGAACGAAGCTGCTGGAGAATTCCCTGCTTGGTGTATGGCAGGTGGTAAACGCAATGAAGGTATTTTAAATCGTAGGTTTGCCGAACAAGATTGTTTTCTTCATAATATTTATAAAGGATAAATTATGCCATTAAAAAAAGGAAGTAGTCAAAAGACTGTATCTAAAAATATCAAAACTGAAATGGCTGCTGGTAAGCCACAAAAGCAAGCTGTAGCTATTGCTTTATCTAAAGCTGGTAAATCTAAAGCCAAAAAAGCTAAAAAGAAATAATATGTTTGATAAATTAAAAACTTGGATAAATGGTGCTTTCAAAAGCAAGACCATGTGGTTTGGTGGCCTTATCTCAGCTTTAGGTGCTCTGTCCGATAACTCTCAATATCTAAAAGAAATCATTAAAGATGACCTTAGTTTTAATACAACTATGATTGTCATTGGTTTAATTATTTCGGTGTTACGCATTGTAACAACTAAACCTTTGGATGAAAAATAATGTTTCCTTTATCGGTAATCGACTATGTCAAAGTGGGATTATGTATACTACTGCTGGGCGGTTCTTGGTATCTTGGCTATCGCTTTGAGCATTTACGATTCACCAAGTTTCAAGATGAGGTTCAACAACAAGCAGCAGTTCAAGAAGCAAAAGTCGAAGCATTAAACAAACAACATCAATTAGTAACAAAAGGAATTCAAGATGAATACGAAGCTAAGCTTGCTGCTGTTCGTAACTATTACAAGTCTACAAGCGTGTGGAACAACCCCAGTAGCAGTAAAGTGTCAGGACTTTCCCC